CCGACATCCGGTTGCCCAACGGTCTCGACCGTCAAGGTGTTCGGCGCTGGCTCGCTCCGCGAGATGGACAAGATTCGTGGCATCGGCTCGACGCTGAACCTGGTCATCCTCGATGAGGCCCAGAACTTCGGCACCGACATGTATAAGCTCATCCGGGAGATTCTCCTTCCCGCGACCGTCACTCACAAGGCCCCCATCCTCATCACGGGTACGCCAGGCGCCGCGTGCGCCGGGCCCTTCTACGACATCGTTCACGGTGGCGGAGAGATGTTCAAGGGCGACGACGGCGACCAGCTCATGGGCTGGAGCCAGCACAAGTGGCTAATGCGTGACAACCCCTACATTCCAGACGTTGAGCACCAGTACCGCGTGCATAAGGCAGCAAACAACTGGACCGACGCGAGCCCCGCCTTCCGCCGCGAGTACCTGGGCGAATGGGTCCGGGACACCGAGGGGCTGTGCTACTACAACAAGGACAGCATGGTCGTCCCCAGGTTCCCCATGGAGCGGGCCCACGACTGGCGGTACATCCTCGGCGTCGATGTCGGGACCAAAGACCCCTGGTCGTTCACCATGCTGGCCACGAGCCGCGACGTGCAGGCCACCTACGTCCTGGAGAGCTACGAGAAGCAGCTCACCACGCTGGACGCTGGTGATGAGGTAGGGGCCCTGATGGACCAGTACCCGTGCCACACGGTCATCGTGGACACAGGCGGCCAGGGAGCCGCCCCTGTGGCCCAGTGGAAGGACACCCACCCCACCCTACCCATCCAGCCCGTCAAGAAGGGGTACGGGTCCGTGGACATGGGAATCCAAATCATCAATGCGGACATTCAAGCGGACAGACTCTACTTCGTAGAGGAGCCCACCGCCAACCTCCGATTGCAGATGGCCATACTTATCTGGGACGGAAAGATGAGCCCGACCGGCGCGAGGCGCGTCAAAAGAGGGGACGGATACCCGGACCACTGTGCAGACTCTTTCCGCTATGCCTACACTAAGGTGAGGACATGGAAGTCCGCCCAGTACGGCCAGGGCGTGATGATGGGCGACGACGCGATGCTTCACCAGGTGGCCGAGCGGCGCCGGGAGGTCTTCGATGAGAAGGGCCCCGAGAACCGTCCCTTCTGGCAGACGCTCATCAAGCCCTAAACGCAGAACGGGGGGCACCTGTCCCGAGTGCCCCCCTCTATGTCCGCGAGCCCATCCCGTGCCAAAGTGCGTGGGGGGCTACCATACCTGTGTTCTGGCGAAAAATGTCAGAAAGTGCTGGTCTAATACACTAGTACCATTGAAAGAGGCAAAATCCACAACTTTTCTGATATTTCCGCCAGAGTACAGGTAAGGTAGATGGCCGATACCGATTCTGTTGAGCAGTCGGACTTCTCCAACCCCTGGTGGGAAGAGAAGACCGCGACGAAGATTCTCCCCAAACTCTCGCGACTGTTCCGGTACTACGTAGACCAGGACCGCGACCGCCTCAACAGCTACGCAGCCTACTCCTCGCTCTACACCAACCGGGACATCCTCGGTAACGACTATCTGACCGGCTACAGCGCCGCCTTCTCAGGCAACGGCGACTACAGTCGAGTCCCACTGAATGTTTGCAAGGTCATGGTAGACGCCGTGCATGCGAGACTCACCCGGCCCGCCATCGCCGTAGAGTTCTTGCCCGCTGGCGCCAACTGGAGCCTTCGCCGACGCTCGAAGCAGATGAGCCAGTTCGTGCGCTTCCAAATGCACGCTACCTCACTGCGAGACAAGGAAGATGCGGGCATCCTCGATTCCCTTGTCTACGGGCTAGGCGTAATCAAGACCGCTCCTCACCCAGTCATCCCAGAGATTGAGAACTTCCGCGTCCACCCGAAGGACATCTTCGTGGACCCGGCGGAGGCTGCCGCCACCGGCAAGCCGACCCATCTCTATCATCGCATGTCAGCCAACAGGGGACGCCTGGCTAAGATTTTCCCCAAGAGCAAGAAGCTCATCCAAGCCGCCGGTAGCCTCGCCGAGCAGCGCGTCTCAGACTTCTCCGACGACAACGATGGAACCCTCGCCACCAACAGCATGGTTGACGTGTGCGAAGCCTACAAGCTCCCCTCCTGGCAGGGCGCAGGCGACGGCAAGAAGGTCATCTTCATCGACGGTGCCATCCTCGACTGCTCCCCCTGGGAGCCCACCGACTTCCCCTTCAGCTTCTCATACTGGAAGAAAGACCCCACCGTGGGCTTCTTCGGTATGGCCCTCGTGGAAGAGCTTATCGGCCTCCACTTCGACATCAACACCAGCGTCATCCACACCGAGGAGTGCATCGCAGCGATGCCCCGGCCGTACATCCTTTGTCCCGCAGACGGCGAGATAAACGAGGGACAGCTTGGGAACGTCTCGGGCGTCATCATCAACCACACGGGCCGCGCGCCTCAGATAGTCATGCCGCCCTCAGTACCCCAGGACGTGGTGAGTTATATCGCCGTCCAGTGGCAGAGGGCGCTGCAAGTCAGCCGCCTCGTTGCGATGGGCCTCCCGGAGAGCGCAGGCTCCCAGGGCGAAACAGGCCAGGCGTTCAAGGACATCGTGGACATTCAGTCCACCGAGTTGTCCCCCAACTTCCGCTACCGCGAGGACTTCTGCATCCGCGTTGCCGAGCAACAGATGATTGCAGGCAAGCTCCTCGACGAGCGTACCCCCGGTGGGTTCAAGACGGTCGTCCGCAAGGACCGCAACACCGTAGAGGCCGTCAACTGGAAGCAGTTCGACCTCGACCCCAAGAAGGACAGCTACATCATCCAGGCCGCGCCGACCTCAGCCCTGAGCACCACCTTCGGTGGGCGACTGGCTGAGATGAAGGAGCTTATCGGCCTCCAAATCATTCCGCCTTCCCGCGCCTTCAAGTACCTGGACATCCCAGACTTCGACGCGGAGGCACGTATCCAGAACGCATCGCTCGACTTCATCGAGCGCATCTGCGAAGAGATTCTTGACGACGCCAAGTACACCGAAGCCGAGCCCACGATGGACCTCCGCCTCGCACTGAAGGTCGTACAAAAGAACATCAACCTTGCCCAAGCCATGGGCGTCGAAGAGGAAAACGTCAACCTGCTCTACCAGTTCTTGCGTAGTGTGACGGACCTCATCGCCGAGGAACAAGAAGCAACGCAGATGCAGGCATCAGGGATGGGCCCTGGATTGCCTGGTCAGCCCCCGGCCATGGACATCACTGGAGCACAGCCCGGAGCGGCTAGCCTCAGCGGAACAGTCATGGGCCAATAAAGCAAACCAATGACCGAAGAAGCAAACGTAATCATCCCCGCCGTAGAAGGCACCCCCGAGTCCGCCGCACAGGTATGGGACCGCACCGTGAGTGCACCCATCTCCAAGGAGGCCGTGCGTGGCGACAACCCCAAGGCAGCAGAGGCCGCCCCAGTCCTTCCCGACCGCGTGCTAGTCACCGGCCAACTCGAAGCACTGTACGCCGACTCTACCCCCGCCGCTGACCCCATCGCCGAGCGCCTTCAGGCGCTAGAGCAATCCCTAGTTCCCACGCAGGAGCCCGAGCACCCCGAGGTCTACAAAGAGCTTGTAGCACTACGGGAAGAGCTGGCCGCGCGTGACGCAGAGGCCCTTGAGGCCGTCAAGACGGAAGAGCGCGAAGCGCGCCTCCGCACCGTGAGAGAGGGCTTTGTTGAGTCCCTCCGCGAGTCCCCAGATTTCCCTGGCATTGTAGCCGCTGGCTTCGAGGAGAAGGTCTTCGCGAAGATTCATGCAGCACAACAGGCCGGTGAAGAAGTAAGCGAAGAAACAATCCTAAGCGAAACGGAGACGGAGCTGTGGCAGATGTATGACATCCTGCACGCCGCGAAGTCCTCAACCACAAGCGAAGAAGCACCCCCAAGCGAGACTCCTAGCACACCAACTCTAACTCCATCGCTCACAGCTACAGATGAGGCCTCCACTGTTGAAGACCTTATCGCTGGGGGAGGCGACCGTAAGGCCGCCGCCGCCGAACTGTGGGCACGCACTGTAGGATAACATCAAATGGCTGCTCTAACGCAGACGGCTTACGAATCGTTCCTCAAGGAGTTCTACGTCGGTACCGTGGTTGCGGACCTGGTTTACAAGAACCACCCGTGGCTTGGTATCGTGCCGAAGAACCCCGAGGTTCGTGGTAACGTCTACCCGAAACCCATTCGTTACGCGAATATCACCGGCCAGGCCGCGACATTCCTTGACGCACACAACAACCAGGGGCCCGCGACTCGCGACCGCTGGGAACTCACTCACATCGACAACTACGCGAAAGCGACCGTCGCCAACAAGGTCATCGAGCTTTCGCTTGGTAGCCCGGCAGCGTTCCGCGAAGCCCTCACCGACGCGGTGGACTCGGCTTACAGCGCATACGGTAACGATGTGGCCTTCGAGCTTTTGGCGAAATACGCCAAGGGTGCTCGTGGTGAGGTTCAAGTCGGCGGAGCTGTTGCTCTCGTCATCACCCTCGGCGCCGGAGAAGCTCGCTTCTTCGAGGTCGGCATGGTGCTGAACCACTCCCTTGCAGCGCAAGCCTCACTCATCGGCGCTCCCGATGAGGCAGTGGTCGAGAGTGTTGACCGTATCGCTGATACGATTACACTCGTTGCTGACTTCGCGACTAGCGCGAACGACGGTGACTTCATCTACCGCTCAGGCGACTTCAACAAGAAGGCCGACTCGCTTCCCGCGTGGCTGCCTGGCAGCGCCGCGACCGCGACGTTGTTCAACGGCATCGACCGTACCGCCGACAGCACCCGCCTTGCTGGTGTTGAGGGTTCGCACGGCTCCGCCCACGGAACCGCTCCTTACCTTGATGACCTTATCAAGACTGGCGCCCGACTCTACCGCGAAGGCTCGTCCCCGGACATTCGCCCTCGTGAACCCCGTGACCCACGCCAAGATCGCCTTCGAGACTGAATCTCGGGCAGCTCGCTACGTCAAGGTTGGCGCTACCTCCGGTAGCCTCAGCTTCTCCGCCTTGGAGATTATGACGGGCGCAGGAGCGGTCCCCATCGTGTCAGACCCGAGTCTGGCCGAAGAGGCCGTTCTGATGGGCGAGAAGAGTGCCGTCGAGTTGTTCTCGGCTGGTGGCCTTCCCCGGATGTTCAAAAAGGATGGTAGCTTCTACCACCGCGAGGAAAACGCTGATACGTTGGCGTTCTACTTGTTCGGCTTCTACAACCAGTGCGTGCAGGCCCCCGTCAAGTGGTCCTACACGGCTGACATCACCGTGTAAGTAACTTTGGAGTAGCCCCCTGCATCAGCAGGGGGTGCTCACCTTTCTAGGAAAACATGGCAAAGACCCTCAGCTACCTCCGCGACCAAGTACGACAGAAGGCCGACATCGAGAACGATGGTCAGCATGTTTCCGATACTGAAGTGGATGCGTACATCAATGACTCCATTCGACTCCTGCACTCTGTGCTTGTCGATGGTACTGATGGACAGCTCTTTGCAAAGAACGCAGGCGTGCTCAACAAGATTGGCACGTACTCCTACCAGCTCCCCAGCGACTTCTCGCAGCTCGTGTCCGTGGACGTAAAGCACGGCACCAACTACATTCGCTCAACACAGTCCGACCCCCAGGACTATGCCCAACTCACGCAGCTAACCGGACGTAGCCTCTACCAAGAGCGCAACCATTTCCTCCGGTGGAGCCTTGAACAAGGGCGCGGCGAACTATTCATTTTTCCGGAACCTGACAACACGAACGACGTTGCCGTGCAGTACGTCCCGGTTGCCCCCAACCTTTCACTTGATACCGACACCCTCACCTGGCCAGACTTCTGGCACCAGTGGGTCGTGTTCGACGCCGCCGTTCAGTGCCTCAACAAGGCAGAGAACCAGGCTGGCGCCAACGCCCTGAGCGTCGAGCGAGCCTCCACGGAAAAGCGCATCCGTGACCACATCAAGTCCATGACCATCACGCGCATCAAGACCATCCGCACCGCAACCCAGGCAAACGGCTACAACAGGTTCCGGGGCTTCTAGTGGGGAAACTCCGTAACAGGCGCAGAGGCGGTGGACCCGCCAAGACGCTGACGGGATTGACCCGTACAGGCTCCGCTAATAAGATACTAGCCAACGCTGGGGGTATTCAGAACCCCACGGTAGGCGACGTGAGCGCCGGGAAAGAGGTCACCATGAACCTCGGCACCGAAGCCACCACCGAGATGGTTGGGCGTCACCTGGGCTGCATCCTCATCGAGTGCGACTCAACCTCCGGCGGGGAAATCCTCGCGCCTCCAGGGAATCCCCCAGACGCCTACGTCAACTGGTCCTCGCGCGGTAACAACCTCGTGGCATGGGCCAACACCGCTGGCGTCTTTGCAAGGTTCTGGGTATTCTGATGGCTTCCGCGAACCCAGGCAATCTCACCAAGACCGTCCTCTTCTCCGGGGGCATGCAGGATGATGTCAGCACGTACCACCAGGCAGAGCCCGGGTGCAACTACATCCAGAACGGTCGCTTCCGTAAGAAGGACGAGATTGAGAAGCGCCTCCCGTACCGCAAGCTCAGCAAGACCGGCCTCCCCGTAGGTTACGTCACCGATGGCAACCCCCTCGCGCTGGCTGAGCTGGACGACACGCTCGTCACCATCAAGAAAGATGGTACCATCTACACCTACGACGCCTCAGACGGGACCGATACGTGGAACAGCAAGTCCACCAACATCATCCCTTACAAGGCTGAGGTAGCATACCAGACGGCCCCTGAGTCCGGTGCTCACGTCTTCCAGTCCATCGAGGGCCCTGACTACAAGGCCCAGGCCTGGGAGATTCGTAAGCCGGGCTCCATCCGTGGCAACCTGACCGTCCAGACCGATGTCATCTGCGAAGTGCGGCGCTTGAACGGCGACCTCACCGAACGCTACCTTGGGCCCGGTGCACGCCACCCCGTCCTACGCAACAGCGAGATGGACGGCACGGGCAACTCATACCTCATCTACCAGGCTGACACCGGCCAGATGCGACGACGGAGCATCAGCAGCAGCGGCGTCGGGAGCCTAATATCCTCTGGCCAGAACGCGATTCTGGACCACCCCCTTCCCGACCAGCTTGAGAGCTTCTACGACCCGGACACCGGGGCTATTGGTGCGTTCCTCCGCGAGGACGGACGTGCAGGCTTCTGCGACGACGGCGACAAGGACGGCTTCTTCAACTGGAACGTCTCGGGCAGCGGCGGGGCGTACTACTGGCACGACGGGACCAACTGCAGCCCCCGCTATGCCACCCCCTCGATAGTCACCGGCACCATCAAGACTATCGCCTCGAACAGCGACTACTACACGTTCTGGCCCCTCGCGGTCCACATGCGGTACAACGATGCAGCGGCCCGCTACGAGGCGGGAACCCTGACGGCCCGCGTCACGAACCCCACGGGCATCGGCGACGTTCTCTTCCACCAGTACTACTGGAACACCGTCTCAAGCTCGTGGACCACCATTGAGTTTGGCGTCACCCTCGTTCTCGCTGGCTACGGCGGAAACCAGAGGCCCATCAACGGCGACATCTACTGGGACGAGAGCAACGATACTTGGCGCTTCGCATGCACCAGCATCGGCTTCGAGCCCGACTGGATAAACGCGGACAACGTGCCCGCCGGGAGTGACAGGCCCATCGTGCTTGCCGGTCACATCGACACCTCCGCCAATAACTTCAGCATCGGAGCGCAGCTCCGCGACCACCGCCTCGTTTCCCGCGTGACCCCCAGCACCGTTACGCCAGTCTCCGGAGAAGTCTCCGGTACCTGCTTCGCCGTAGAGCAGTGGGCCCCATTCGCGCAGCCACGCTCCAACATCCCCCAGGACGAGTTCGCCTCGTGCCCGGTCATCATCCGCCCTCACACGACCGTCGTCATTGAGCTGCCCTACAACACCCAGGACTACCAGGTCATCGCCACCCTCGGCGCAGGGCAGAACAAGGGCTGCAACGGCTCCGCAGCAGAGCTAACCAACCAGCTCCAGAGCGCCTACACTCGCGGGAACGATGTCTACATCACGACCCGTAACGTGCTCCAGCCCGAGGACATCAGCATCCACCTCGGCAACAGCAACGCCACCCGCAAACGCTACAACGTCCTCTTCCCGGGCGAGGCTTCAGGCAAGGTCGTGAAGCTGACAAAGGCCACCACCCTTACCACGCGCCGGTTCGGTGACGCCACCCTCTTCGGCCTGGCCGTCCCCTCGCAGTACGACGGCGTGGCCTTCGGTGAGCAGTCGGTATTCGACCAGCCCGAGATTGCCACCATCCAGACCTCCGCTACAGGCTACGAGGACATCGCCTACGAGAAGCTCACCGAGGGCGACGTAGACAACTGGTACCGCTTCACGGTAGTCGTCGGCTTCGCTGACCACCTTGGCAACCTCCACCGTAGCGCCCCGAGCACCCCGATGTGGGTCAACGGTATTGACCTGGCCTCCGTGGCCGACACCGACAACCAGGTCGAGCTGGGCGTCACCATGCCCCTTTCCGCCTACGGCACCCAACGCCGCTACTTCGTCGAGGCCTACGCGGCCATCGGTGAGGCAGCAGGACAGCTCGCCGGGGTCAAGTCCTTCGACGTGGACTCCGGTGACGAGAACACCGAGGATGTCTTCAGCAACCTGGTCTACAACAATAACGGGCAGCAAGACCCCATCCGATGGTCGGAGACGCTCTACACCGAGGGCAACGTACTCCCCTCTGACCCGTGGCCCGCGTTCGACGACTTCGTGATTACCTCGAACCGCCTGTTCGCCATCAGCTCTGAGGTGCCCGGCACCGTCTACTACTCCAAGCTCCTCGAAGAGAACATCGCACCCGAGTTCTCCGCCGCGCTCGTCATCTCCCTGGGCCGCAACCGTAAGCTCACGGGCATCGGCGCCATCGACGACAAGGTGATAATCTTCACCGAGCGGGAAATCTTCGCCGTCTACGACACCGGCCCCGACAACACGGGCGCCAACGGTGACTTCGTTATTGACCGCCTCCAGACGACCGTTGGGTGTTCCGACAGCCAGTCCGTGGTCGAGATTCCTGACGGGCTCTTCTTCTTCTCCACCGTCTCCAACGAGTTCCACCTCCTTTCCCGCGACCTCCAGGTCCACGACATCGGCAAGCCAGTCGAGGACACCGCCAGCGCCATCACGGAAATCTACTCCGCCCTTGTGTTCCCCGGCGAGCACGAGGTTCGTTGGTACGTCGAGAGCGACTACCAGGAAGAGTACAACAAGCGCGACTACCTCGACGACCCGTTCTACGCCAACCCCCCGAACCCCGCTATCCACCGCGACGTGGAGCCCCTCCCAGCCTACCCGGCCCTGGCCTACAAATACCACTACAAGAAGTGGATGGTTCACAGCAACTCCGGCGCACGCCACTCCGTGCTCTTCCAGAACCAGGCGACGTACATCTCGGCCACCTGGAACGTCTACCAGTCCGACGCAGCACTCGACGCCTGGCCGCTTGAGTCGAGCAACAAGCTCGTCGTCCGCACCCCGTGGATTCGAGTCAACCAGCTCCAGAGCTTCGGCCGCATCGAGCGGCTCACCTTCCTCGGCAAGTACCTTTCCTGTTGGCGCGACGAGGGTGGTCTAGGTACGCAGGCCGGCGACATCAACATCCGTCTACGCTACGACTACGAAGATAACGACGACAATAACGAGTACGACGACTACCGCATCCGGGCCAACGATGGTTCCCTCGGCGGAAAGAAGACTGGCTACACCGTAAACCGGCCCAACGGCCGCATGCAGTTCGACATCACCCCCGGCCGGCAGAAGTGCCAGGCCATCCAGGTGGAGATGTACGAGAGCGGCACGAACGCCATCGCTCCACACGAGGGCGACTACTCCATCGGCCGAGGCTACGTCATCGCAGGCATGGACATCGAGTACACTCCGATGAAGGGCACCGGAGCCAACACCACACACAGGGGCAGCAGCAAGTGAGTTTCGACCCAGAATCATTCATGGGCGCCGCAGGCACCTTCGGCTCAACGATGGGCAGCATCTCTGGCATCCAGAGCGGCCTAGAGAAGCGCGCCGAGGGGGCTGACATGAAGTCCCAGATGGGCGGAGCAGCCGGCATCGCAGGTGGCGCCATGGGCGTCATGGGCGCAGTGACCGGAGGCGTAGCCAAGATTCAAGAGGGCAAGGCCCTCAAGGATGCAGGCCTCGGAGCAGCGGGCCGCGTCAAGCAGGCCCAGGCCGGCATCGACATGGCCGCCAGCGCCGCAGACATGGCAGGCCCTTTCGGCCAGATTGCCGGTGGTGTCCTCAAGCCAGTTTACGCCCGGATGAACATCCAGGGCCCCAGGCAGAAGCGACAGAAGAGGCAAGCCGACTTCGGACGGACGCGTGCCGGCGGTCACGCCGTGAAGCGCG